CCAGATTCTCGTTTACGGCATCATAGTGCAGGTCGCACCAACATGTCATTTTGGTCATGCCATATGGGGCATCAACGCAATCCCAACCGTAATATGCACAATCCTTGCACCGGATTATTTCGCCTTGCTTTATGTAACAATAAACTCCGTCACAATCCTTTGCTATTTGGAATATGTATTCGTATTCCTTCTCACCCATCGGTTTTCCTTTTCTTGCGATTTATATAGTCACTTATTTCATCTTCGTTGTTGTCAAGCAATCTCGGACACTTCTTGCATTCATCTACAAAAACTTTATCCTCGAAAGCAGCATCTACACGACCTAAACAGTAAATTTTACTGTTTACTTCCCAAAAAGCGTGTCCACCCGCACATTTGTTATGGTGTACGTACCTCATTCGGCTCTCCCTTCATATCTGCACCGCAATGACAATATGGATAATGCTTGGAAACATTATTCCTTCCATCTGTTATATTAACAAGAAGCCTTCCACACTCTGAGCATTTATAAGTGTGATTCTTATACGATAACATTTCTATCCATCTTCCCTTGATCCTTTTCGGTTCTTTCCGTCTCTCCTGTAACTCCCTGAGCCATGCGGTTATCTGATTAAGTTCTTCTAGCGATACGACCAACCCTTGATACTTGCAGAAATTTTCACATTGTCCATATTGGGTTATTGCCTGTTCAAGCGTCAGCATGATTCTCACCCACCTCTTCACGCAATGTTATCTCGCTAATTATTTTGTTCCATTCCTCTTCGGCTGCAAGTTCACGACTAAACCACGACCAATAATACCTACAAGAAGTTGGACATTTAGGGCAATTAGGGTCTGCGCAAAACACGCCAAAGCGAAGTTCCAACATGCCATCTCTTATAAGCACCGGTTTTTTCCCGCACAAACACGGTTTAAGTTCGCCTTCGTGCAGATCAAGACTTACTCCATTTAAAGTTCCGTACAAAAATGGTTTAATCCTTGTTCCTATTTTTCTGCCGTTGTAATATACATCATCATACATCGTCAGTTCTCACCGTTCTTTTCCGAATGATGAAAGTCTTTATAATCCAAAACCTCACACTCGCAATTCGGGCTTCTATCCTTTTTAATACCGACAATTTTTACACCGGTGGTATAACCAATATTCCATATATCGCCATGTAAATTATTAAGTGCTTCTTCTATTCGATTACAAATAGCATCAATATCCGCATCATCATCAACTTGAATAACAATATTGTGACGGTATTGACGCTGTTCTTTGACTTCTATCTGATAAGTTTTGCTCATATATCCTCAATCTATTCGCATTCTTCCGACAACTGCATTAACTGTAGCACAACAAGATTGCTGTCTACCGCTTCATAAATAAGTTCAGCACATTCTTCATCGTATTTTCCTGTGCTTTCTGCTTGTTCGGCAAACGATTTTCCTATTGACTTTGCGTGACCAGGCGCAACCAACTCCCAATTTTGTTTGAATGTATCTCCGTTTAATTTAAAAGTGATCGCTGCTCTTTCCGGCGTTGCTTCAATCATTATCTTCATTATTTTCACCATTCTCTCTGTGATTCCATTTATCTATTGCTTCGGATTCCGTTTCGCAAAAATCCGATATTGCAATACCCCAACAATTATCATTCGTACACGCTATAAACCAATACCAACCATCTGTTTCTTCCGGTGTTACAATTTCCGGTTGTCCACCGCAGAACGGACAGGGCTTTAGTTCAACCTTCATGGCTCTCACCGTCCTTGTCTCTCAGAATTGAAATGATGTCTTTGCAAATAGATTCAGGAATGGTGCTCACTCCGTTTTCGGTATTGGTTTTTACCCAATACTCAAAAGCATCTATGTGCTTTTTCTGCTCAGTTGTCAGCATCGTCCTCACTCCCTTCACGCTCTTTAGCAAGTGCGCACTTACACCATTCAATAAATGTTTGCAAAGATTCTATTAGCGTTTCACCACTTATATAAAACGGACACCCGCCTTTACCCTCTCTACATTCATACTTCATGCACATTGTTTCATCTTCTTTTCGGCAGTTCAGTTCCGCTTCAATATTCTTTATAGCTTCTTTAATCTCCATCTTCGTCACTCTCTTCGACCACAATTACTTCATCTGTGTAACATTCTGAATGAAGCGTATCTTCTGCATAAGGAACACGACCATAATTAATTTCATATTCATTACACTCTTCGAAATACGGACATTTATTTCTTCCGCATAACCCACCCATATTATTACAGAAATCAATTAACTCTTTGTTTGTTACTGTATTTGATTTATGCAATGCTGCTTTTCCGGCATCCATAAATTTGTTCCAGTCTTCTTCTTCGATTCCCCAAGTTTCAAGCCACTCGGCAAAACTGTATTCCGACACAGCTTTAAATATAGTAGATATAGCGTATTCAATCTGTTGGCCTTTTGTCCTTTTCTCCATTGATTTTCCCTTCGATGTATTCAATTACTTTTTCTATTAAATCAATCGCAACTATCTTGTGTCTCAAATTGCAGAAAATATTTGTAACCCATTGCTTCAAGTTCCCAACGACTTAATACCTTTACGCCGTATAAACCGTATGCATTAGGCATATAACCTTTCTGGCTGGCGATCTTCTCCACTTCTTCGCATAATTCCTTATACTTTAAAGACTTATAATAATAATATTCTTCTTTTGTAATTTCTATTTCGTGTGTTATGTATCCCATTAAAACCTCTTCCGAATTATGTATTCATTTCCAAGCCAAACAATATAAATCACTTGCGGAAGATTATGTATTTTCGGGATCAATCTTCTAAGGTAATATTTGAAATTCATAACTTTCCTTTTCTGTTTTGGTTTTAAATCTAATAACAAGTTGCGCCATTCCAGCGCAACCTTTTTAACAATTATTTCCGTCTGTTGTTGAAATATACCCTCAATTCTTCCGTGACTACAGACAGTTCTTCGCTAGCAATCTTATACCATTCGTGGATAAGCACTCGATCCGTGGTGCAATCATATGTAATATCAATTTCTCCGGTCTTGTAATGCAGCTTTGCAATAATAATATCACTATTATTACCAACAATTCTGCATTCATCTGTAATTATACCGTATGTAATTACACCATTAACAAACTTATATCTCAATTATATCACCTTCTCTCTGCCATTCGCCTTGAACATACGTTCCGAACCCCTGTTCGTATACATTATAGTTCCTTGTCTATGGTTTGTCAATTAAACATTTGACAAAATATCATTGTTTTTCTGTATTGGTTTTAGTATATTATGTATGGCTACTTGTTGTCAAGCAGCCAAAACAATCAAATATAAATTCTCAAACTTTTTCTAAGTGTAGAAATATTGGATGTGTTTACTCCGTACAATCTGGCCATTGCGAAAACATCATTTGTATCTGCGGAATTGCGGACAGACATAATCATTTCCTTTGTACGATCTTCGCCGTAAGTCTCAACCAATTTCTGATAGAAACCAAGCAAGAACAGAGAACGATAATTCAGATTTGTTCCGTATGGTCTTCGCACATACACGTTAAATGTACGGCTGATAAGTGCAGCAATTTCTTCCGGCTCTTTATTGCCGAATGTCGCAACGTTTCTAGGGAATACGAAATACTTGAAATAATAATCCCTGTACTGTGTGGCTTTGTAAACGCCGTGATTTGCGTCAATTTCTTCCAGCGAATGAACGTAGGTTAATAAGCTGATTGTTCTATCCTTTAAAACGATTGTGCGGTTTGGCATCATTACCCGCTTATTGCGGAAATCAATCATGTCTTCTTTCAGCAAAACAATCTCTTCATTGGTGGCAAAACCATCGCAGAAAAGGCGGATAATACACTCGACATAATTCGCACGCTCTTCCGGCAAATCATTATGAAGTTTTTTAACTATGTCTTCTACATCTTCTTGCGTAACTCGATCCGTTATTTGCAGAATACGTTCAAGCGCTTGATTGCCTTTCATGCTCTTCTCGTTAAACGGATTTTTGATTACTTGATAATTCTCAATGTAATAATTGAAAATCTGTCTGTACATAGAGCAGACCTGGAAGAATGAATTATACGGCATAGAACTGCGTCCGGCAACAGTTTTTCGCTGTGATCCAAACGTGTTAATCATTGCGAAAAGTTCATCGCTATTCATTTCGAATAACTGTTTTCCAATCTTCTTTTCGTATGCGTATAATTCTTTTCGGTCAACTTGATAACGGATGCGCACTTCAACACCTTTTTTCATTGTGCTGAAATAATCTTCTAATATGTCTTTTGTAGGAATCGGCTGTTTGGGTATCTCACTCATGGTAAAATCCTCCTTCGGATTATATGTATCATAGCACGATTCCTAATCAATTTCAATATATTTTGTTTTTCTGTTTTAGCATTGTAGAATAGGAAATTGCGATTGCATAGCAAAGTAAATCCTTAATAATGTATCACGATCTTCTATTCTGCCTACAAACTTTAGTAAAGAATTTTGCGATATAGTCAACGGCTGCTCAACAAGAATTGTACTCGGCGCTGTAAGACCGTAATCATAGAAGTTATCAAGTCTTACATGACAAGGTAATTCTCTCCGCTTCATCTTGCTTGTGAGCGGAAACACATTTACAGTTGGAGCAAACTCATTATTCTTGTCATTTGAAATGATAAACACAGGACGATAACCGCACTGAACGCTTTCGCCGGAATTTGACAAATCAGCCATCCAAATATCAGCACACTTCGGCTTTGGCTTTACGACTTCAAAATTTCCATCGCCGTTCTGCTGAATGTAATAGCTGAATATCGTGTTCTTCTGTGGCTTTACATTTCTTGACATTTTAAGTTCACTCCTTTCTCTTGTATTATAATTATATTACCACAAGAGAAATAGTCTGTCAATATATAATTTTACTGTTTTAGTTTTTATTTTTCTCTGGATTAACATGTACAAAGAAATTGTGACCAGGTTTAATGTAGATCAGCTTTCCAACTCCATCAACTTCATAGCCAACATAAGGGCGATCATCTTTTCTTTTTTCGCAATCATTTTTTAATTTGCTCATTACCGCACGAACAATCTCTTCTGTTCTGTCTTCTGATTTTCCTGTCCATTTAAACGCTTCATTTCCTTTCTTCTTGTTTCCGCATCCAATGAACAACGTCCCAAACTTTGAAGAAAAACCAACATGAAATCTTTTCCAATCTACCATTTCACTTCTCCGATTTCGTTTAGAAAAAGCTGCATTTTGCGCACTCTTTCTTTTCGTCTGGACAATTATCACACAAACCGCCAAACAAAGAATCAATGGCTGCACTACCGATTTTAATTCTCTCCATATCCAAGTTTCTATGCACTTGTAAATAATCGCATATAGGACATATGATCGTATAATAATGTACAGCGCCACAACCATAATGATTTATAATATCTTTCTTGTTATTAAGATTTATTAGTAACTCAGCATCACAATGTCTGCATTTACATTTGTAAAATTCTGGCGGTTTTTTGTATAACTCCGGCTCTATCTTCCCTACTTTAATGACTTCCATTATCTTTTCCTCTAACACACCACTCAAAAGCTGAACACTTATTACATTCTTCTCTGGCAGCATCGCACACAAAACCAGCATCTCGTACTAACCGCACTCGATCATGACCGCTCTTCCAATTCATTACAGGATAATGACGATAAGCATTGTCAAGTTGCGGAATTCTTTTCGCTTCAATATAAATAAACGGTGTATTATACAAACATTCCGTAGTTTTTGCGACTGATTTGGCTTTACCTCTTGTCTCAGCGAAAACAACCGTATAATACATACAACTTCTTTTGTCTGTGCAGATATACGCCTTAACCTTCTTCGCTTTCTCCATTGCGATTTTCTTCCAATCAATCCACTCTATTTGCATAACACACCGCCTTATTATTCTGTTATTTACCAGTTTGAATTATGATAAATCTTTCCGCTTATGGCTTTAGATAAAGTCCAATAGTTTTTAAAAATATGTGATCTTAAATATTTTCTATAGACATTCATCCTTTTCATGTTCGCACTTTTCTGTTTTGGTTTTATTATATATTTTTAGTAGCTTCGATAATATAATCCGCAACATCTTTTACTGTTTCTTTTGCGTTCTCAATATTTTCCGTGGTAACTTGTGACGCAATCAACATCTTATAACAAGTGTCTTTGCTCGGAAGAAACAAACAAATCACTAATGAAATACAGCCAACAATAAAGCATATTTTAGTGTATTTTTCATCTTGATCGCAAAACATAAATACTCCAATAATTGCAATAATTGTCAAAATTCCTGTAGTCCATTTAAGTGTATCTGATAATGAAATGAAATAGAACATCCACGGATTAATTATATACGTCATTTTAATCTCCTTTAAATTGTTGGAGTATTACAGAATCATAACATAGAAATCTGCATACCCTCCGGCAGCCATAGCAATCTTAGATTTGGAATTAATAAATCTAAACACGGCTCTTCCGGTCTTAGCATCTGTTCTGACTTTCTTAATCGTGTATCTCTGCGCCGGACTATTCCAATGCTCATACATCGTGCCAAACTCTCCGTAAATTTCTTTTTGTCTGTAGAAGCCTTTGTTCGTGTATGTGATCGCCCTTCCCATGAAATCGTTGCTCCAATACGGCAACGGATCGGAATTAGTTATGGTATAGGTCGGTAGCGTAAGTTCTCCCATGTCATAATCGTATACCCAATTGCTTATGTGCCAAATCTGATGTTTGCTCTCGGCTGTTTTAGGATCGTATTTAATCAAATCCATCCAACCGCTTGCGTTCGGCGTTGCCACACGACCGCCGATCTTTGTTGTGCTTGACTTCGGAAAATCAGCAGCTTCTAAAACGTATGTATGGCTAGAGTTGAAATCGCTGACATTCTTTGCGTATCTCGGCGCTGCTTCTGTATTCTGCGCAAATGCCAAGCCGAAAATAATAATAGCCACCATTGCAATAATTGTCTTAACAAATGTCTTCATGCTTAATCCTCCTTTAATTTACGTCCACACTCCGGACAATAATTCAAATCATAATCTTTACAGTTTGTAGTTTTATCCGCTCTTTGTCTGCCTTGATCGTCTGTCCATGAATATGTAACAAACGCAACCTTGTAATCACAGCTTACAGAATAACGACCATGTACCTCTTTTGAAATGTTATAGGAATTGCAAAATTTACACACTGGCTAAATCTCCTTGATACGGCTCTGGATAAGGCTGCCATGCAATAATTTTGTGTTTCGGAAATCCAAATCTATTTGACAACGCCCAATTACCATCGTATGTACATGCACGATCTACAATTCGTTCTCCATTTATTTCAATGGTAACATACACATAATCCGACCTTTTACTAACTCCAAGTTTTCCTAATACACCGGCATCTCTTTCTTTCGGCATAAGCAAAGAACATGGAATCCACTTGTCTTGACTATCCTTTACATATTCATCGGCAGCGTTAATAATATTATTCGCTCTGGTATTGTCTGGATCATCTTTTAATTCTCCGTAGACAATATCCATAAAGCTATCTCTGTCCATTGGCTTCACTTCTTTTATACAAAAACCAGTTGCCTTGCGAATCTCTCATAATCTCTTTGCCACAATGTTTGCAGATTGAATGAACCTGGAATCCGTCAAACCATATTGTTGTAGGTTCATGCCAATGCAAACCATTATGGAAAAATCTCTTGAAAAATCCATAATGTGTATAAAGCAATGAGCAAATCAAGAAAATAATCACGGCTATTTCAATGGTAACAAACACATAAAAATAAATTATTGAAAACCAAACAATCAATTCAATCACCGCCTTTCCTCTCTCCATAACTGCAAAAATCTGTAGGATCACAACTACCATTCCAATGTTTGCACTCAAATTCAAAAGCGCCTTTTGGAATATAGCCATCCGGACTCATATTTGCACGAAAGAATTTACACTCACAGCAATGAATAATTTTCGGCTGCGCTTTATATTCTTGCAATTCTCTTAACCACTTAGCACGTTGAATATGTTCAGCTTTTAATTCTTCGCATCTTTCTTCTCCGAAAAGCGCTCTTGTCATTTTCTCAGAACATACTTTTACTTGTTCTTCATGAAACTGAATTGCATCTTCGATGAGAATCTCTTTATTTTTCATTATGAAGCGCCTTTCTCAAAAGAACCTGTTGCTTTACAGCAGTCATCATATCAAGCAGATGATCCAGGGCAGATTCTTCCTCTTTAGTAAGGTCACTCCCTCTAAATGCTGTAGCAACCATCGGAGTATCATCTTCAAGTGTTATTCCCATCTGTTTTCCTTTCTCCGTCTGCGCAAAAATAATCGTCTTCTGGCTGCCAAAATTCCGCTGTTAATCCGTGGACATTCTTTTGATGAACAGTGCAGTACCCGGCAAAATTCCGCTTCTTACAGTCTTTACAATGAACAATTTCTGATTGGCTTTTATATTTCAATAATTCTTTTAGCCATGCAGCAAGCTGTCTGTGTTCTTTGGCACAATCGCAATTAGGAAATGTGGCGCTGTATTTGTCTGCTACTTCCTCGGCATGTTTAATCGCTTCTTCTATCGTCATAATTTCCTTTAATTCCATTCATCTTTATTTCTTTTCATATCAAGCCAATGAAGAAAACCATTGTGCAGTTCATAACAATAATCTTTTACAACACACGTTTCGCAATTAACCGTATGTTTCGGACTTGCAATAGTGCATAACAGTTTTGCAAGTTCTCCTTTGTCGCATTTGCGAATATATTCAAGATTTGTCATAGCAAATTTTCCTCAAATAATCTCACTTCTGATCTCACACAAGAGCCATGTTTTACATTCTTTGCACAAACATATTACTTAGGCTCACCCTACATAATCGCTGTTAGGGCATTCATATTTCCAATCACAATGGCCACAATCATCTATACATTCTCCTGCATAGAAATCTAAGTCTGCAAGATAACCGCCAATGTCTTCACAATCTTCTGCGTAACTCATATATTATCCTTTCTGTCATATATAACTCTCGTACCAATCGCAAATATCATAAGGGCAAACATCATCGACACCCTTTCGGCAAGAACTAAGTACCAAACCTCCATCAGCTTTTCTGTAAAAATATTTACAATTACCGCAACAATATGAGATATGCTTTTCCGGAATTTTCTTTTCTGTTTTGGTATTTGGATTGCCAACCAAAACATTTAATATAGACTTTATTGTGTCGTAATTTAATGCTATTCCAGCGTCAATATCATTAAGACTATCAAGCAACTCACAAAATTCTTTTCTTATGCAATTTATTTGATGAATAATATAAACAATCAAAAGAAAACTTATGCCACATTTGATACAATCAAATACCATTTTTATCATTGCTTAACTCCTTATTAAAAGTACATAATTCCATTTAAAGCGCCTAATTCTTCAAAGAATGCGATCAAAGTGTCACAAGTTTTTCCTGTGTTATGGAATATCTTCTTGAAATCGGCAAGCGACATTTGCTCTGAACATCCTTTTTGTGTTGCTCTTGAAGAGTAAAAGTTGACTTCGCCAATTCCAACGCTTACTACAACTACTTTTTCTCTGCTTACCGTTTCCCATATCTCGCCTGTTTGTGGAATGTAATTGTATTCATTTATCTTGGCAATGAATTCCTCTGGCTGCATCTTAGCAATATCCGCAAGTTTGTATGATCCGAAAACCTTTTCACGTAAATCAACATCCATCTCGGCAAATTTCTGTAATGCACTTCGATATTTTTCTGTGCGATCTTCCTTTATTTTTAATATATCGGTTTCGCTCTTTAAAGAATCATCATTTACCCACAAGCCAAAACCATCATTATTTCCACGCTCACGAATATAAGTCTGACCATTATCATCACACGAAATTATATCAACTCTCAGATATAATTCTTTGTTCACATTTTCTGCGCTGTCTGTTGTACTCATTTAGCATCCTCCAAATATGCATAATCTTCCTTTGAATAGATTAGTGGTTCGCCTTTTGCATTAACCATAAAAGTAAATTCTCCATTACCGGAAACCGTATACATGACATTTGTCAATTTATGATAAACCACATAATACAAATCTCCATCTTCAACAACTTCGAACATGCTGTTTACTTCGTTTTCTTCGGCACTTCTAAACTTTACAAAAACTTTACAAAAGAGTGAAACGACTACAAAGATTATGAATACGCAAACTAATGCAAAAACAAGGACAATAGCTGTTTCAATCATTGAATTTACCATGAGATTCATTGTCTTCCCTCCAATTTCAAAATGATTGTCGCAATATCGGTAAAACCTCAATTATTTTTCCGCTCCTATGATTGGCTTTGCACTTTCCACGCAATTTTCAAACATCTTGTATCTTATCCAGCAACCGCCATCCCATTTCTGCATATCAGTATCGGCTTCAAATGCTTTATGATACATTGCTGCTCTTAAATTTTCCTTGTCGATTAGTGTTCCGTGTTTATCCGGAATCTCTGCAAGCGGACAATTTTCTGCTCTAAGTACGTTAGAATTTTCAACGCTAACATGCTGCCACTGCGAACAATTAAATACTGATCTTAAACCTTTCTCGATACATTCTTTACAACTTTTCGGAATATCCATATTCTTTACGATAAACGACATGATTATTTCCTCTCTGGTATTGCAAGGATTTTTGAGATTGGTGCAGTAAGAAAATAATCCTTTCCAGTAGGGATGTATGAACTAACACACCACGCATCTTGTCCAGGAATAACAAGAATATCTTCGGCCTTTGACCAATTAATAGGACACATATTGCATTCAAGGTAACTCGGAACGATCCCTTTGTTTCTTGTGTACTCACAAAGAAAACAACTTCCAGCTACATGCGCTGACACATAACCATTTTCTTTGCACCACTTATTACACCATGAATCCTTGAAATCTACACGCTGTTTGGCAGTAGGATTATCACCAAGTTCTGACAGCATATCTGTCCACATTTGCCTATGCAGCTTTAGCGTCTGTTCTCTTGTTAAATCAATCCTAATTTTTTCCATTCTTATTTCTCCGGCAATGCAAGAATCTCAGAAATTGGCGCAGTTAAAAATATCGCAGCATCAGGAACGCTATCAACAACACCTTTGTATTTTGCATAACATCTATCAAGTTGGTGGAGGCTTAAACTACTCCAATTAATAGGGCAATGGTCACAATCTATCGCATATTCACATAAAAAGCAGTTATTAAGAATAAGTTCATATGGAAAATATTTAACACACCATTCCTCTTTGAATAGTTCTCTTTTGATAGCACTCGGACAATCCCCAAATTTTTCCCGCATTGCACTCCACATTTTTCTGTGAAGTTTCAGCGCTTCTTCTTTACTCAGATTCATCAGTGATCCTCTCGGCATATTCTACATTTGACATTGGCGCTTTAAAAAGAAAATTGTCTGATTCAGCATTAACTTTCCACACTGTTATGTAATTTTCTGTAAGTTTAAAGCCTATATTTTCCCACGGAAATGTTTTGCTTTCTCCGTTTTTAAGTAATATCCTTAATTTTTCCATCCGGTTTCCCTCTCTGGCAGTTCCAGTATTTCACTAATCGGCGCATCCAAGAAAATCTGTCCTTCTCTTTCACCGCCTATATAACTAACATAGCATCTATGTAACCCGCCTTTATAAGCCACTAACGGACTCCAATCAATCGGACAGTATATGCAATTCTGATTACTGGTATAAAGTTTTCCGGCACACTCACAAAGAAAACAGTTATGCGCTATGTCTTCATCGGGAAAATTTCTTCTGCACCAATCACGCTTATATCTTAACCGTTTTTCCGGACTAGCATCATCGCCTAAATCCAGCATCATATCTAGCCACATTTGACGATGTAGTTTGACCGCACGACTACGATCACCTCTCATGCTTATCATTCATTTTTCTCCGCTTCGGTTGGTGGAAGACTCGGCTTTGCTCCATCGCTGCTGACATTAATAACAGTGTTATCATGTCTAAACGATGGTGAAAGATTGTCTGTTGTTACATGAAAAATTCCACTATCAGACTTAATAAGCAGTTCATCTTCGGCAATTCCGCAATCATTCGCCCAATCAAATAATTCTTTTATTGTCAAGGTATTTTCTCCAATCAATCATCAGATTCATTCGTAAATTTTCTTATGATCTCTTTTGCTGCCTTCCTGGAAAATCTTTTGAGATACCGCTTCATGCGCTTTGTTCCATCATTGTTATTGCAGAACTTGAAATCATCCTCAATAAATTTCTGACCGCTTTCTCTTGCGCCGTATGCGCTCATTCTTCTATGTCCGTTCTTCATTTAATTTTCCTTTCCGGCTGGATCAACAAAATCAAATTCTATTTGACCGTCAATTTTCTCCTGTGGCTTATAACGTGGTGCATACTCGATAACAGGTCTGCCAATATAATCTCTGTCAAACATTCCGCAAGCATCGGTTTTTCCTGTCCAATCTGACGCACTCGATCTTGTATCGCCGTAAATCTCGCACTTCTGAATACTCTTGTCATGGTATTTGTACTTCAAGAAGTTGCTGCAATCTCGGCATTTTTCTCCGGCTGTATGTCCAAACAGAGAATACATTCTTTCTGCTTTATTAGAACTCATAGACTTCCAAATTCTCCGTATTAATCACGTATATTTGTAGTTTATATTTCTTCGCCAACTCAATCATCAGTTTTGTTCCACGGCTTTTCATATCCCAAAATGCAACAAGCATTCCATTTTCCTTTGCTGCATACTCGGCCATTTGTTTATTGCGCAAATATCCAGCACGCTTTCCAAGCGACCAATCAGCCGGAAATTCCGTGAATTTATAACCAAATTCTTTAGCGAATTTTTCTGCCAATGTGTCAACTCCACGACAACCACCAGAAACAATCTCGATATTTTCCGGTTTGTATTTTTCCAGTAAATCAAATGTGGACATTGCGCTTTTAATTACATCGTAATTCGAATAGTCTCTTGATCCCGCAATAATTATTCTTCTCATTTGTAAACCTTGCTCATAACTACGTCACTAACTTCATGCATCGGACATGGCTTCTTCGTGGTATAATCGTCTCTGTCGATAT